ATGAATGCAAAGGATGCTGTTATTGAATTGAACTTTCTGCGCCGTCCAGGCGGATTCCTGCTGGAAACGGATTTGTCGGATGTAGAAAAACGATACAGAGAGCTGCACCTGTTCTCATTGAAGCAGCAGTTATTCGCCTGGCACAAGGAAAGCTTCTATGGGACCCTGTTAGAGCTGGAGCTGCCTTCCATAGACGGGGATGGAGGCATTATCCTGCCGGATGCGCTGGCACTGGGCTTTTTTGCTGAGGGCATCGCCCAATCGGCTGCTTCGGTTCAGCCTTCGCCCGAGCTGTCTACGTATATAGAGGCTGCCCCTCTCCTGCTCCGTTGTCTGAGAGAAGGTCGCTTTGCCCCCGACTATGGCAAATGGCTGGACGGCAAGCCCGGTTGGCGGCTCGTACCTGAAGGACAGGACGCTGTTGAATGGACTAGGCTTACGGATGGCTCAGGGAAGCCAAACGAGGAGCTGTTGTCCAGTTGGCTGGATGAGGTCATAAAAGGAGTAATCGAGCGGTCCACGGCGTTGCAGCCGGTATGGGAGCAATTGCGGGAGAATCACCCTCTGCTTGGAACAAGAGAAGCAGCAGGCAAGGAAGAAGCCTCTCCCTCCTTCATGGATGAAGAAGATTGGTTGATCGCCATCGGCTGGAGGAAGGATGAGGCGCCGTTCCGGGTTGGCTTGCGGCTGGCTGAGCCCGGGACATGGACAGAGACGGAGGTCCATGGCGATTGGCGTCTGGAAACGGTGCTCATTAACCGGGACAATCCTATGGACACGGTAGTGTGGCGGGAAGGGAGCGGACAGCAACTTCAGGAATCCTGGCTCCCCTATCTCGAAAGCAGGTTGGCCAAGGAACGGGAACGGTGGCTGAGGGCTGCTCCGGAATTAGGAGATCGGGAAGCCCGCCCTCTGACCGGAGCTTCAGTGGACACCGAAGAGAACGTCGCCGGGTTGCCTGATGGGACAGCTGACGGGAGCGAAGGCCTTCTCTCCCCTGATTCTCTTCGCCGGTCTCTGGGAGACCAGGAGGTATGGCAGTTTCTGACGGATGGAAGTATAAGGCTGGCAGAAGCGGGCTCGACCGTGCTGCTGCCTGCTTGGTGGGAGGCCGTGCGGAAACAGAAGCTGCGCCTGAAGGCCAAGGTCCGCTCCTCTGCAGGAGGTTCTGCGGACAGCATGTTCGGGATGGATGCCATCCTGCAATTCGATTGGCGGCTGTCGGTAGGTGAGGCTAATCTCAGCGAGGAGGAATTCCGGCGGTTAGCTGAACAGAACCGGAGACTGGTGCAGATTAACGGACAGTGGATTTTGCTGGATCCTGCCATGCTGGAGCAGATCAGGGCCGTGATGAAGCGGATCCAGAAGAAAAAGGGCCTATCCTTTCGTGAGGCAATGGAGCTTTATCTCCTGGGCGGCGAGGACATTGGTGGTGTCAGTCAGAATGACGGCGGCAGTCAGGATGAACCGGATGCAGAGAGCGCTCTTCGGCTGGAGGTGGAGCTTAACGATCATCTTGGCCGCATGGTGGGGCATTTGCAGAATACGTCATCAATCCCTATCGTGGAAGATCCGGAGGGCTTTAACGGAGAGCTGCGCCGCTATCAACGGGAGGGCGTGTCCTGGCTGACCTTCCTCCGTCAGTTCGGCTTGGGCGGCTGTCTTGCCGATGATATGGGCCTGGGTAAAACGGTCCAGTGGATCGTCTATCTGCTTCATCTGAAGGAACGCGGTCAATTAAACGCGCCTGCGCTCCTCATATGCCCCACATCCGTGATCGGCAACTGGGAGAAGGAGCTGGAGCGCTTCGCCCCGGGACTGCGGGTGCATCTCCATTACGGCTCCCAGCGCAGCAAGGGAGAGCATTTTCCCGCTTCCGTGGCTGATGTTGATGTGGTTATTACCTCCTATGCCCTGTCCCATATGGACGAAGAGGAGCTCTCCGGCATCGAGTGGAGCACATTGTGCCTAGACGAGGCGCAGAACATCAAGAATGCCCATACCAAGCAGGCCGGCGCTATTCGCAGACTAAGCGCACTTCACCGGGTGGCTCTGACTGGTACGCCGATGGAGAATCGATTGGCCGAGCTTTGGTCCATTTTTGATTATATCAATCCCGGTTATCTGGGCTCTCTGGGAGAATTCAGGCGCACCTTCGCAAGCGAGGTGGAGCGAGGCAATGAAGAACGTACCCGGCAGGTCCAGCAGCTGGCCCGTCCCTTTCTGCTGCGCCGCTTGAAGAAGGACCCGGCAATCCAGTTGGATCTCCCTGACAAGAACGAGATGAAATCCTTTGTGCCCCTGACTCTGGAGCAGGGAGCCGCCTATGAAACCATCCTGCAGGATATGTTTGAAAAGGTGGACCGTTTAAGCCCCATGGAGCGCCGCGGGCTGATTCTGGCCACTATCACAAGGCTGAAGCAGGTCTGCGACCATCCTTTGCTGCTGACCAAGGGGAATGCGGGGAGCACAGGGAACATCGTTGAAGCGGAGAGCAAAATAGTGAGCCAATCCTCCAAGCTGGTCCGTTTGTTGGAGATGGTGGAGGAGCTGCGGTCCGAGGGGGACAAGTGCCTGATTTTTACCCAGTTTGTAGAAATGGGACATCTCCTGCAGCGGGTATTGGAGCAGGAGCGCGGCGAAACCGCATTGTTCCTGCATGGCGGAGTACCCAAGGCCAAGCGGGATAAGCTGATTGACTCCTTCCAGAATGAGCCTGACGCGGGGATCTTCGTCCTTTCGCTGAAGGCGGGAGGAACCGGGCTGAACTTGACGGCGGCCAACCATGTCTTTCATTTCGACCGGTGGTGGAATCCTGCCGTGGAGAATCAGGCTACGGACCGGGCCTTCCGGATTGGTCAGACCCGCGATGTTCAGGTGCATAAATTTATATCACTAGGCACACTGGAAGAACGGATCGATCAGATGATCGACAAGAAGCAAGGGTTAAGCGAGCAGATCGTCGGCAGCGGCGAAGGTTGGATAACCGAGCTGTCCACAGATGAGCTCCGGGAGCTGTTCACCCTGCGGCGGCAGTGGATGCAGGATTAGGAGTAGGAGAGGGGGCTTAAGACATGTCCAAGAAGAAACGGGAAAAGATGAAGGCCAAGGAACGACGGCATACTTCTGTGAAGCCTGCGTCGGGGGGGAGCAATAGTGTTGCGGCTGCCACGGTTGTCGGGGGAGATAGAAGCGCGGCGGCACCTCCGGCGGCGAAGGGCGCGGCTAGCCCGGGCAATGCAACGGCGAAAGGTCAACAAGAGAGCAGCGGCTCGAATGGGCGGGTTCAGCCTGCTCATCCGGGTGCAGGTTCAAGCTCCGGTCAAAGCCGTTCTGCATCCGCCTCCTCGCCTCCTCCCGGGCAGGAGGCGCTGCCGCCGGGCAAGTCCTCCTCCCCGAGCAGCCGTTCAAGAGCAGCCAAAGGGAAATCCGCAGCGGCTGTTGTCCAAGACCTTCCTCCCGCTCCCCATATCCCAGGCTGTTCGCCCCAGTGGCAGCAGTTCTATGGGGCAATGCGGGATGCCCTGTCGCAATAGGTCATCGCCCTGCTCTCTTTGGTGATTGTTTTGATTGCTTTTGTGAGTAGTCATGTTATAATGTGACTAATGGGAATTAGGAGATTACCGGATGATAGCAGATTCGCCTAATTTGGGTAACCTCAATTGATCTTGAAGGGAATGATTCGCTAGTGAGTGATCCTATTCTTCATTTAATCTTGGGCGAATTGCAAACGATCAAGACGGACGTCGGCGGCATGAAGTCCGACATGGTTGAGATGAAGTCCGACATGGTTCAGATGAAGTCGGACATTGCCGGTCTGAAGTCCGACGTCGCTGAACTGAAAGCGGAGCAGCAAGTCACCAATAGGAGACTGGACAAGATCGAGAAGGCTGTCGAGTTGCTTCCCTATATGCAGCAGGCTGTTATGGAAACCAATCTTATCGTCAAGCAGTTGGAGGCTACCTCCAAAGCGACTACATCAGAGTTACGGAATCATTCCTTTCAGATTGATCTTCTGAACCGAAGAGAGCTTATGCTGGAGGTTGAGATTGAAAAATTAAAAAATCCAAAATAATGCTAATCCTCATATGAAGAGAGGTTCTCCAGCGAGGACCTCTCTTTGTTGATCACAGTACCCGCGGCAACTTCGTTCAGCCATATCGCTCGACTCCTACAGGGTGCTCTGGCGATTCTTGGTATCCAGCTCCGCCCATGCCTTCTGGATGGCCGCCATAATATCCTCGCTGCTGATGAAGCGGGTCAGATGAAGCCGGGGCAGTACATATTGGATAGCTGCATTCATTTTCTCTTGACCCGCGGCATTGCTGAATTGGCTTTCTACATAGGCATAGGCCTCTGCAGCCAGTTTGTGAAGAAGCTCCCGTTGATCGGCATTAGTCCGGGTTTCCAGCCATGCTATAACTTTGCTTTGCAGCCGGGCAAGGATGGTCAAGAGAATAGTAGCGAGCAATCCCAGCAAGGCTGATACGATCGCGGTAATGTACGGCTGAGCCGCTAAAATGATAGATTCCATAAACATTTAACCTCCTTAAAGTTGTAACTACTCAGCTATCTGTTTGAAAAAAATGTGTTTTACGAAACGGAGGAGCTCTTAAAGCCCGCTGCGGCCACTTTTCGCTCCATTTTCCTCGACTCGAATCCGTTGCTCGTCTTCACGAAGCGTAATCCCAAGAATAGATGGCTGGATATGGGAGGTCCAGCATGTAAAAGTGCAGTTATTTCATGGGCAACTGCTGGAACGGAAGGTCATGATGTAAATGTGCAGTTAATTCGTGCCGATTTCATCTTTTTGGCAGTTTTAAGCAAAAATAACTGCACTTTTGCAGGTAGAGGGCGAAAAAGAAGGCTCGCGGCCAAAAATAACTGTATTATTGCATCTTCACGGACACACGGTACGCTATTTGTCTAGGGCCCCCCCCAAACCCGCTGTCTTAATCACTACTCAGCTATCCTTTTGGAGCAAATTCGTGTTTTATCGGAACTGAGGAGCTTATAAAGCTCGCCGCGGCCACATTTCGCTCCAGTTTCCTCAGTTTTGCCGCCGCAAGAGTCGCTGAGTTCCGTAAAGGACTGCGAATAGCTGGGTAGTTACTTAAAGTTTTAAGTTGATGCCGCATTGTGGCATATCGGAAAAACTCGCATCAAAAGCATCCGCTGGACTTATCCTCCGAAAAATTTCAAAATCAGGGTAATCGCTGCGATCCCCACCCCGGATAGAGTGATGGAGGTCGCGATAATCCATTTTATAGTGGCATCTACCTCATCCAGCCGTTTCAAGGCCGTTTTGGCGGCTTCAGCCGTTTCTGTTGCCAAGCGGTCTGTACTCTCCACGCGGCGGATCAAATCATTGACCCCCCGCATCTCTGTAACAACCTCCCGTAACTGCAACCGTACATCTGTCAGCGCCTTTGTTGTCTCCTTCAGCTCGTCACAAGGCGACATGACCAGCGGACAATCTTTTTGTGTCATCCCCCAGGACTCCTCTCGGGCAAAAAATAACCCCTGGAACGGAATCCAGGGGTGCAGTAGCAAGCTTCACGGAAGCCTCTCCATATTGAAACGAGCAAGGAAACCAATTACATATTCAAAAAGGCCTGAACATCAGATCTCAAGTGAACTGGAACTTCATCCAATGTTTTAAGACCCTTGCGGATCAAATCTGCATACACTTTAGCCATTACTGCCACCCCCATCTGCCAATGTGAGGAATTGCTCGTATAATTCAACGAACGCAACCTGCAAGGCGGTCGTCTCATTCTGGGAAGCAAGCAATTGCTCATAGGTATCAGTCAGTGCCAATTGAGTATCTGTCAGTTGGGACTCCAGTTCTGTAATGCGCTGCTCCGGTGTTGCCGACTCCTCAGCAGGGGGCAGGGCTTGCCACTTTTCCCACGCCTCTTGCAGGTCCTCCAGCGTCGGCTCGGGTTCAGGCAGGTTCCAGGCCGCGATATACGGGCCGTGGTTAACGATGTCGTAGTCAACACCGAGAGTCAGTCGGTTATAGTCGATAACGTGGCGGTAGTGTATGTCTTCGATCTCTTCCGTTTCGCCATTCTCCAAAGGACGGATGGGGTAGCGAGTGCGTCCGTCCACACCGGCCCGCAGGGCAGGTGTAGGGCCGTCATCCTGGACGATATAATCCACGAGAGGGACGGCCTGCGGGTAGAGATATTGGATTGCTTGGGCTATGTTCATAGGGGCCTCCTATATTGATCTAAATTCTACATATGAAGCATTGTAACTTGGTTCAAGGGTGTTGGTACCACCATATGCAGTTACATAAATCTCCAAATAATCACCTGCACCCAAATCGGCAATTATTGCACCACTAACATGGTTAATCCCCTCATTCGAATAGCTCTGATAAGGAGTGAGATACGATGCACCATTTCTAAAAATGTTTCCAACAAGATAATCCTTAGCCGATTTATTGACCCGCAAGGAAAACGACACTAAATACATGCCGGTTTTTTGTGCTGTAAAACGTCCGGTTGCTACGTCGTATTCGTTCAAAAAATCATAGTATTCAGTCTCAAACACCACTTTCGTATTTACGCCACTCGATAGACTCAAACTATTTGCACGATACGCTAGCACTCCTGTTCTACCATTTCTATTATTATCTCCCCATGGATTTATTACCCCAGAATCGGTTATGGTACCACCACTCGTGACATGAAGAGGTGTTGTTCCGGTGAGTTGACTGCCCAGAGTGCCTACATAGGCACCTTCAGACGCCCAAATACCGTACGTATTTCCAGTCCCCGATTGGCTAATTGAAAAAACGTGTGATTCTTCATTGGCTCGGATACCCACATAACGATTTGATACCACACAGCTAGTTATACGAACGATGCTCTGATGTGCGTGTATCCCGATTTGCGTGGTGGATGTAGCTGTTACTGTGCAATTTGTAACATTAGTGCTGCTGCTACGCGAAATGACAATAGCTGTTGCATCTGTAGCGGTTGCTGTAATATTATTAATTGCCACAAAACATGTATTTTGATGTGCATATACCTGATAAATGGTGGCTGGCCCATTAATAGTAATAGATCCCCGTCCCGTAAAGCCTGAAAGGGCGAGTTGTTCACTGTGTGTTCCAGTAATATTAATTATCACAGCATGATTAACCACATGCGAAATCATGCTGATCGCCTTGCCTATCGTAGCAAACGCTCCGCCTGCAGTGTCCGTTAGTCCATCGTTGCCGTCGTTTCCATCTGGACGAACGTAGTAAGTAAGGTTAGCACCAGTGACCGTTGGTACACCCATAAGTCTCCATGCAATGTTACCCGTGCCTGCAGGAGCTAATCGCGCTTCCAGCCCCCAAGGTGCAACACTAAGTGTCGCAGCTCCACTTGCTTCGTTAATTCTTTTCCAATTTTCTCCGTCCCATTTTGCGTTAGCTGTTACATGGGCACCTGATTTGCTAGTTGCAAACATATATTGGGTCTCAGAATGTATGCCTATGCTGCCTGTACCGATCGCGGATATTTCCCGATTAGCATCAGAAAAATGCAATGCCCCCGTCATCGTATCCCCATCCCGCTTCACGGCATTTTCCAGGGTGGTCCTTGGCGTGTCGAATGCTCCTGTTTTCCCTGTGATGGCCTTGAAATATTTCAAAATCCACGAGAAGAGTTGCGTAATGGAGCCGCTCAGACCGTAAGCCGTAGACGTAGACGGATCAGCGGTGCGGTTGCCGATGAACGCATCTGTAACCGAGCCGGGGCCGCCTGCATTTCCAAAAGTCAGGGCTGTCGTATCCAGGCTGACCATTCCCACATTGTCCATCTGCCAGCGGGTCTTGCCATTGACTGTGCCCTCCTCCACATAGACGCTAAGGCCTGCGGCCAGCTTGGCTGAAGAATCGGCATCCGCCGACCTGCTCCATGCTCCAGCGGCAACGGTGTAGATCCCGTTCTGAGAGCCCGTGGTCTGGTTCTTTACCAGCACCCGGTTTCCTGCCGTCAAGGCAATTCCATCGACCGTCTGCAGAGCGTTCAGCGTAATGTTCCCGGTGGTCGCCACGCGCACATCAGCAGACACAGACACCAGCCCCAGCGCTTCATCCAGCACCTCAATGGGATCATTGATCATCGTCTCTACATTAAATGTGCTGTTGCCGTCCGCAGCCGGATCGGCCAGTTGAATATTCAAATTGGGTGTATATTTAGGCATTGCTTCCTCTCCTTCCTCAACCGATCATAAACGGGGCAAAATCATACAACCGCCGCTGCTCTAGCTCATTAATCGTCATGACACCATGAACCTGATTCAGCAGCAGATATTTATACTCGTACACGACCGAGAGATGGGCGGGCTTAACCGCCTCAATCGCCCGCTTCAGATCATCCAGGTTGGGCGGAAGGCCCACCGTATCGGCAAAACGCACAGTCAACTGATAGATCCCCGGCTGCTCCGTAACCTCAATCCGGCCGTTGTCGTAGGCTTCGGCCACATTTTCCAGCAAAGAAGCTGTGATTGTGCCCGATCCTCTGATCAGAGAACGCAGCATAGCTCTGCGGTCCGTGAAATTCTTGGACAAGTCTGTGGGAATACCGATGTACTCCTCCCAATCCGCCAATCCCCAGGTTGCCGTATCCACAAAAAACTGGTTCAGCACATCCGCTATATCCGCCTCAAACTGTCCCATTCCATCCGCACCCGCGTCAAGCAGGCTTCCAGTGGTCCAATCCGCCGCGTATAAAGGAGAAATGTAGCTTTTTACCTGCTCCCGCATGTTCATAGCGTGTTCACCGCCAACAGTTGCATCATCATGTCACTGCCACCATCCCCAGCACAGCTGCCGATCCTTCGGCCACTGCAATATTGCCCGTGCCTCCGTTTACCGTCAAGGCCGTATAATCCTGCACACCCGCCGTATCCAAGATAATATTAGCGATTCGGGTATAGCGGACAACCGGATCAGCAAAAGCCAGGCTTTTCAAATATTCCCTTAGACCGTTCTCTACCGCCGACTTCACTCCTGCCAGCGTTCCACCGCCGGACAAGGCCACATCTACTGAGACGTTAATCGGCACTTCGGTTGCCGCTGCCACCGTAACAGCCGCTCCAACGGGACGTTCCTGCCCGATATATGCTGCGGCGGTATTTACTGCATCGGCCGATGGAGCACGTTTGTCGGGAGTAAGCAGCACCACCTTGACCGTACCGGGACCGTTCCACAGTGGGAAAACTTGAGCATCCCCGATTCCTTCTGACTCCATAGCCCACTGCTTGTAGTGGGCTGCATTGCCGCTGGTGGAGGGATTGCGTACCCGCAGCAGCAACCGGCCCAACAGGCCTGCATCATCCTCCGCGTCATAGCCGCCTGTTAGCGGCAATCCATTGGTCACCATCGAAATTCCCGCCACAGATACAGGAATTTGAGTTACAGTTCCTGCTGCCGCATTCCCGGTGCTGCCAGCTTTTTCCGCCTCCACACTCACGGCTGCGCTGCCGCCTGCCGGAATGGTCACCGCTGTCAATGTGGTGAATCTTGTTCCCGTGGCTGTTGCGAACACAGTTCCCTGGGGAACAACGGCTCCGTTGCTGCCTGTTACCGTTATCTGACCGTAAGCCTTGACTGCCGCCTTGCGCGTAAGTCCATGCTCATTGGCCCTCATATCCAGGTAAATACCCGAGCTGCTCCCGGCAAAGCCCAACCGCAGCAACCGATCCAACTGGGTATAGGCCATTGCCAGTTCCACTGCGAATGCCGAAGAAACATCATAGGTGAACGTCCCCTCATGCTTGGAAATGCCTGCAGGAATCCGGCCCAGCATCCCGCTTAAAACCGCTTCATGCGTGTTATGCTCAAACATCCGCCTTCACCTCCCCATATACCGTTTCTACAATTACATATCCTGTCAGCCGCTCTCCATCCAACAACGCCTTCACCTGGGGCACAGAGCGGATATACGGATTGACCAGCAACGCCTCGCGCACATAACGCTCCACCTCAATCTGAGTGGCTCCCAGCGTATAGGAGCTGCCGATCAGCTTCTCCAGCTCGCTGCCATAACTGCGGGTATAACCGAGATGGCGGTACCGGGCTGTCTGGAGCGCCTTATAAATCCACACCCGCAGCGCCTCGTTGCCCTCCAGAATCACGGGGGTGCCATTCACCAGCTGCATGCCATTCTCCTCGTAATCCCAGGCATACTCCCGGAACATAGGCAAATCCTTCTTCACACTGCCAACTCCCGGAGCATTGAGAAACGGAAAAATCCCTGCCATCTACATATTCACCACCTTGCACAGCGCCACATAGCGCTGCTGATTAGGGAGCACTGCCACCAGTACCGTATCCCCCGGCACGACAGTTGGAAATTCTCCGGACAGACCTGCCGCAAGCGTCTCGCTTGCCGACAAGAACGGACTGCCCAGCTCCACGCCGGACAAGCGAATGCGCAGGGGAGCGATACTGGTGACAATGGCCAGATTGAAGGCGGAGGGCTGGGCTTTGTTCACTTCGTCCCGGATGAAATTAACGAACCAGGCTGCACTTTGCATCCCTCGTTCCCTCCCCGTCTAATATTCATTAAGTTCAAGGAAAATATCTTCTTCGGCACTGCTCTTCGGCTGATCCAACTTGTCTGCCTGCTGCTCATCCATCACATTGCGGAAGTTCAACTCCAGAGACACCATGTGCTGCCCGTTCTCAAATGTGTGCGTATCACTGTCTATATAAAAGAGTCCCGTCAAACCGGTATATTCCTCCCGAATCTGGACCGCATTGCCGGCGATAAGATCATAGGCATCCGTTCCTCCAACCAGCTCCATCGACGCCTGCCGGTTCAAATCCTGGAGCAGGGCTTTGGCCATTGTCGCCGTGTCCTTTCCCTCTTCCTTCTGATAAACCTGCTGCAGCTTACCGTATAAAACCGCCCATTGGGGATTGGAGACAGAGCCGAAGCGGTTGCCCTTCTCATCGGTAATCAGGACCGTGTTGACCATCGCCTCTATATCCTCGCTGTAGGTGGACTCCACCACATGCCGGTCCGTCAGCACCAGCCGCCGGGCAACCGTAGCTCCCTTCTCGATCACATCCAGCTTACCCGCGTTCATCCTCGGCATGTAGAGCTTGCCGTTATGCTTGCTTGCGGTCGTGTAGGCCGTCATAATCGCCTCGTACCCCGTCCTGGCAAGATGCGGGAAGCTCTGGGGAAAAGCGGTGACAGCCATGCTGCCCGCTTCCACTGCCAGCTCGGAGCAGATGGCTCTCGCCACCTGCTCCGCTGTCACATTGGTGAATAGCTTGGACAACTGGGACTTGATCAGATAGATCATGCCGTCATAAGCGGTCAGACTAAGCGTGCTGCCGGTAAGGGTCTTGGACTTTGTGAACACATATCCCCGAAACAGCTCCACTCCCTCATCGTCGAACAGCATCAGCATATCCGCCAGGTCAATAAATACGGCGGGCAAGCTGCTGTCGGTCGCAGAAACAGCGAGCTCCAGCTCCAGCTTGCGGGCAGCCTCCTGATAATGGCCGGTCCAGGTGTAACGCTGCACCAAAGCGGTCAGCTCCTGCTCCTTGCTGTCTTTGGCGATATGGACCAGCCTCATAGGATCAGCACCTTTCCGGGTGGGGGTACCGGTTCATCGGGCAGACCGTTCTTCTTGCGCAGCTCCTCGGCGCGGGAGCCGTCGCCGTAATACCGTTTGGCAATTCCCCATAAGGTATCCCCGGGCCGAACCGCATAAACAGGCGGTATCTCCTCTTCCACCGGGCGGGAGCCCGTGTACTCTGCCAATAATGCGACCGCATCCATATTGCCGTTGCCGTCTTGCTGCTGGGGAACGAAGCGATACTCCTTCAGCTCCAGTGTAAAATAGATGTCCTGCGGCCCATGCCGCTGGGACACATGGAAGCTCTCGATGGACATCGCCTCGTTCACCTTCAGCGTTTCACCGACAATCAGCAGCCGGATCGGCTTGCCCGACTTGCGCCAGCGGGCGATCATATCGATGCATAGATCCGGTGCCGGGAAATCGGCATACTGGCACAGACCATCGTTTCGCACGGGAAAATAGGAGGAAAGCGTGACTGTCTTTAATCTGGGCTTGCCGATTAAGTTGATTTCGCCCAGTTCCTGGCTGTTGATCACCGTATTGTTAAGACCGGTCGTCATTTCAAAATCCTTCGGGGGGACCGGCAAGCGCAGCTTTTCCTCCCCATTGTTGAAGGTCAGCCAAAATTCGATCAAGCGGGAACACCTCCCGGCGCCATATTGAACCCGGCGGTTTCCACGGCAGACCGCAAGGCCTTCATCAGCTTGTCCGTATCCGGGTCCACTTGCTTGTTGGCGGTCAGATTGATGGTCACTGGACTGCCCGTAATGATATTTTGCTTCTCCTGAATACTGAGTATTTGCTCACTCCGCTGGAGCATCTCCGGATATCGATCATAAGTCGCTCCGGTTACACTGCTTCCTTTTGGAACACCGTTCATTGCATCAAAAAGAGAAGTGTGACGCGGATCTTTTGGCTGGGAAATGGAAGCAGGCTTCCCCCAGACGCTATCTGTCAGAAACGTTGGGGGATTGGTGGAAGGAAAAGGGACAGGGGCATTTTTAAGCGGGTCAGGCTTTGTATCCTTATCTTTATCCTTCTCATCCTTGCCGCCGAAGAATTTAAGCCCCAACGAGGTGCCCAGGCCTCCCAGTCCCCCGGCGACACCCCCAATTAAAGCACCCATCGGTCCGAAGGCCGAACCTAGATAAGCCCCGCCTGCCGCTCCCGCCAGTCCGGACAGAAGAGGATGATCAGCAATAAGCTGCTTTAAGCCGTCAATCAGACCTTCCCCGATCGCCATGCCGATTTTGGCAGCAACATTGACGAATAAAGGGGCCATCATATCAAGAACGGCTATCCCATTGGAGATGAGACCGGCAAACATGGCTTCGCCCTCCGCTTCATACCAGCCATCAAAGCCCTTCTTCAATTCCGTTAAAACAAATTGGAATTTCCCCACCAAGCCGGGAGCATTCTGAAACTCCACGTTATTAAAGAAAGTGGTGCTAAGCCAGTTCTGAATCTTCAGGGAGCGTTCCGCCACCCCGCTGGCTAGCCCTGCCATCATCTTGGAGCCGGCAGTGAACATTTTTTGTACGCCATCGCTTCGGAAGAAGTCCGCCCAGCTTTTGAGCGCAGGCTTCAGGATTGCCAGAGCATCCTTACCCATATCCATCATACCGTTTTTCATGGAATTGCTTATGTTGGTCCACAACCCGATGGCGGATTCCCCCTGCCTGGCTCCTCCTCCTTTGAACGCGTCCTTCATGGCAACGCCTTTTATGCTCTGAACCTTGCCCAAGTCCTTCCCTGCCGCTTTTATGCTGCTCTCCTTCACATAAAAGCCGAAGTCCTGCATCGCATCCCCTTCGCCCTTCTTGAGATCGGCCAATGCGTCAAGCGCATCTGACAAGGATTTCCCCGGCGTTACAGCCGACATGTCTGCCGCAAGTCGAAGCAGATTAGTCGCTTCCTTGGTATTTCCCTGCGCAACGGAAAGGGCCCTGGTCCCTGCTGTCTGCACTTCCTTGGTATCAAAACCGCTTAGCTCCGGCTGACTGCGATAGCTGCTCATATATTGGGCTGCTTGCTGCTTCACCTTGTCCGCACTCATGCCCTTGTTGTTGATCCCGATGATATGCTCTATGCTGATGGTGCTCTGCTCGAAGGAGGCGGCACTTTTGAGAGATGTCTTAATAATCTCGACCGTCTTCTTGGCCAGGTTCTGCAATAAATCCTTGGTAGCATTGAACAGTGTGTCCTTAACTGCACCAAAGAGCGATTTAAGTGGTCCCTTAACCGCATCCCAGAGTTTGAACATAATTTTTATGGGAGCCGAGGATGATTTCCTCAAGGAAGCAAAGAAGCCTTTCTGCTTTTGATTGGCATCACTCAAGTTACCCATCAGAAAATAAATCGTGATGTTCGAATTTGTCAAATCCAGAATGTTCTGATTCAGCTTCATCAGAGCCATCTGTGCCGTCTGCATCTTGCCTGTGTCCAGGTCCAGCTTGCGCCTTCTGTCAAACGCTCCGTTTAGCGCATCCCTCGTCTTGTTTGCCGCCAACGCCAAGGCGGTGGTCCTGCTGGTAGCCTGCGCCAGAGAAGTGGTGTATTCTCTCCCCAGACTAACAAGTTCAGTGCTTGCCATGCTCACACACCTCCTCTCTTACATAAGCGGAACCATAGGCCAGGCGTGCTTGACCAACCGGTTCCGCTCATCGATTTCCCGTTCAAAAAAAGCCCGGACGAGCAGCTTCTCGCCGGGCGGCATGCCATACACCTCAGACGGGCGGAGCCCCTTGCGGCTCCAACAATAATAGAGGAAGGCAAACTCCCCGTCCGTCTCTATCCGTTTTTTAACTCAGTCACCGCATTCTCGCTATATCCGGACAGTTGGGAGATTTGGTTGTACAAGTGGGCAATTTCCCCGGATTGCAGCAAGCGGCCCGATTCCAATAGTTCCTTCGGGGTGGCTGCGCCGTAACGCTCCAGCAGCTTGGAATTTTTCAGATCAGGCGTTACCACACCCTTGAGCACGGTAAAAATCCTCACCGCCACCGGGTCCTTGTCGTCACCCTTGTCACTGATTTCGCTAATTTCTTCCTCTTCGTTCAAGGTCAGCGCCTGAATCGTAAATACCACCTTGCTGCCGGTCGCTTCACTCAGACGGGACAGCTCCACCTGCCGGACAGGGCGCTTCAGCTTGACCGGATCAATTCCCAACAGCAGATCCAATGTGCTCATGAAAAAACCTTCCTCTCTAAATTGCTTCTGTGCTGATTTAATATTGCTTATTTTGCTTCTGCTCCTGCTTCGAGCATGCCTTGCTTCACTTATTGCTGCTTGGCGCTAATAACGTCCTCAGCCTTCCAATCGGTGAAGGTAAAGGGGCATTCCAGTTCCCCGTTCTTGCGCAGCTCCCAGTCGATCAGGGTCAGGTCATCAAAGGCCGCGTCCTTGATCAGAATCCGCTCCGCACCATCGGCAGAGGGGTCATTCACCTGGGAGAGAATTTGAAAACGGGGAATCGCCCCCGCCTTGATGGATTCGCTAAGCTTGGTGATCATCCGCGAATTGGTTTTGTACATCCGGAGAGTACCTGTGCCTTTGTAGCCGATGAACTTGCTGTCTGTGGCGAATTTGCCCGCTACGGGAATATCCTCTTTTTCCACGCTGACCTTGGCCTGAAGTCCCTTGACCTCCGCCACATATTCGCCCTCCAGCCACAATTCGCCGAAGGTGCCGTTGATTACTTTTTCCCCTTGCATTGCCATGGATAATTCCTCCCTTTAGTCCTGTGTGATTACAGATAGATGTCCAGCTTAATATCCTCAATTGCATCAAGCGGCTTGGCGGCGGCAGTCAGGAACACTTGGTCCCGGCTGTTGGCCTCCCGGACCTGCTGGTCATTCCACCCCACGGTGGATACACCGATGGATTGCAGATAGGTGCGCTGGGCTGCCGTGTCGATTCCAGCCGTGCTCTTGCCCGGGTCCAGTACGCCGCTTTGCTCCAATTGCTCAAAGTAGGCGTTGATGGCAGCCACCAGCAGCAGTTTGTTGATGTAGCTGTTGTTGATCTTGCCGATATAGTTGTCCTCGGCTGTCGTGCGGATGTCCTCGTAGATTTTATTCAGAATACGAACTACCTTGATCTTCTTCCAATCCGCACCCAAGGCTTCTGTCGGGGTAACGAAGGAAGTAACGCCGCGGGCAATCTTGACCTTCTCCCCGTCGTGATAGAGAATCAGCTGTCCGGCGTCCACAGCAGCATCGGCCTGAGCGCGGGTCAGCTTCGGCACATCCGTCACCTCGGGCAGCAGTTGATAAGTAGGCGAGACGGACAGGGGCAATCCGGCGATCAGACCGGCAATCCGGGCCGTAAAGTCGGAGGTGGTATACACCGTAGAACCAACCTTGATATTATTCGTCGTAAAATTAACAACCGCCGGATGATCCGCAGCCACAGCAGGGAGAACAGCCGTAATCTTGCGGAGCTTGGTCTCGAACAAGCCCTTGGCCCAGGTGCCCATGCCCGCTGCATCTGCGGACACAATGCCGGGAACCGCCAGCACGTTCCAATGGATCGTCTCCAGATATTCCTGAGCGGCGGCATAGTCGGCGGCTTCAGCGGGAATGACCACCAGCTTCACCTGGGAAGGCGCTCCCGTCAGCGCGAGCTGGGCATAGTTCTTGTTGGCGGCAGACAGCGCGGCCGGAATATCGCTGACAGTGAACAGCTGATGTTCAGTTACCCCGCTGGTCACGCTGGCGTCCTTCAGAATCAGGGCGGCAATGCCCGTCGAGCCTTGAGCAACGGCGGATGCGCCTACTTGCTTGAATACAATTTGAATACTGGGTAATGGCATGATTTTTCCTCCTAAAAGTTTTTCGCTTACAGCGAAGCGCAGCAGCATGTAGAAAAACTGGCTTCGGAAGCATCGACTAGGTTTTGAGTTGATTGCCACATTTGTGGCATATCCGAAAAACTGGCTTCGGAAGCGTCAGCTTCCCTTTGGGCTTACATATCAAGATGGATGTCTTGAATAAAGTCATAATCCGGCTCCGTCGCAGCCCAGCTGCAGTATGTTCTAAGCTTGACGGCAAGAAACATCCCCTCATCTCCCGTGCCTCCCGTGAATTCCTCCACTTCATAGCGGATGCCGCCGGGCGAGATCACAGAGGAGAAGGCGTTGAATGCCTCAAGAGCCTGATCGGCAGCTGCCAACTGGCTCACCGTGTCCGGACTTCCGTCCCCCGGCAGAGCAGGCAGGTAAATGACTTGCCACTGGATCTGGAAGAGGGACGAGCCTGCGTTGAGCGGCTCCATATTGCTCGACAGATGCTTCAGATAAAACGAAGGCAATACAGGCTCTGCAGGAACGGATTCCAAATAAAAATTACTGGCCCCGGGCACAGCTGCGGCAAGCACTTCCTTGACCGCGTTATAGCTATCCTGATACAT